CAACCAAAGATCTAGCCGACTGCAGCGTTTCTGTTTCAAGATGCGACCTTGGGGACTTAATCCTTTCAAGGATCGCATCTGCAAGGAATCGTCCGCGCAGAAGCCAAGCAATCTCCTCGTCCTGAGAAATGTCATCAACCATTGTCATTTTTCTTTCCCCCTCTCCAGCCGCCACGAGTGTCTCGGCGCGCCTTCAAACCAGCAATTTCAACCATTTGATATACGCGCTGTCGAGATACGCCTAGCGTTGCTGCAATTTCTACCATAGTCATCCCAGCATCTCGCTTAGCCATGATGTCTTTTGCGCGAATCAAGGCCGCACTGTGCCAGTTCGACTTCTTGCTTTTCAATGCGCAATCCCAGCATCGAATAGTGGTTTCGGTTGATGTTGGGCCGCCGCAGTCGCGGCACCGAAAACCCGACTGTTTGACCTCACTGTTCTCCATAGGCGGTGAGTATGAGGTACCACGACCGTATCGTCAAGAGCGATATGGTTCGCCCGTGCGATTTCGGGCTTCTGCGCACGAAACATGCAGTTGCATGGCGCCCAACTGGAGGACTGGGCCAAGGTTCTTGATGGCTGCCGTCTTGTCGTTGATACGCACGCGGTTAGGGCACTGAGCCCACTGGCATATAGCGTTTAGTCTCGACAACTCTTCTGCAAATCTAGCCATTGTAGTTCTCCAAATAATCATTCAATAACGGACGCCAGCGCTTTGAGGATTCCGTCTTCATTCGATGGTGCCAACCGCACAGCACAAGGCAATTCTGCTCGGTGCTAGGGCCACGCTTCCCAAACCCAGCAGAGTTTACATGATCTATCTCCAAAATGATACGTCCGCCAGTGCCGAACTGGCTCCCGCACTCCTCCGGCATGCCAACCCTGGGCCCAACGCAGCCATTATCCCGACGGAGTACGGCGTAGCGCAGTTCAGGGGTGACTGGGTCTTTGTGAGACATATTACTTAATCTTCGTCAATCTGCCCGCTGGAAAGTAGACGGGCGCTCATTTCAAACTGACGAGAAAGTTTCTCTAGGCGGAGCGATGCGGAGCGCAGTGCAAGGACTGCCTGCTGGTCGCCCGTTGCAATGCTGGCAACGGCATACATTACGCCCAGTTTGTTTAGTTCTCCAGAAGTTTGCATCAAAAGCACATCAACCGTTAATTTTGCTGTTTCTTCGGAGCCTGCCTCAACCGCCTCTTCGGCGGGAGCATCAACTTCCGGCTTGTTTCTTCGAAACGGATTTCTTAACACGCTTTACCTTCTTTTCGGTCTTACTAATTGGTGCCTCATCGACACGAATCATTTTACACGGAAGGCAAAAGCAAGGCTGCTTGTGGTACATCTCCTGCTTGCTCAACGGGTTTTTCCGTCTAACTCAAGGCCAGTTCTAGGGTTTCTTGGCAGGCCACGATCGCTGATTAGTCCCCGGTTTTGCAGTTCGCTATATGCCGAGGAATCTTTTAGTTCCGGTGACTGTGCGTAGGTAAAACTAAAGCGGCTGTCCTTTTCGTAGAAGCCAAGCCCAGCACGAACATAAATCTCTTCCTCTAGTGCGCTCGGCCAATCGCCTGGGTTGCGAGCGATTGTGACGCGCGGCTGAAAGAACTCTTCCATCTCCGCTTCTGTCATGCCATCGGGGCTGTACCCAAGGCTAACAAGAACCTTCTTAATCTTTTCCTCTTCGGATTCCTGCGTCATGTCTTCTCCTCTTTAACCTCATAGCCAGTGCAGGCTTTGGGTCAGTCCTTGCGCTCTTCTGCCTCTACCGACCGCATTACCTTAGCAGTCCAGGACTTGCCTGCATCACCGCCCCATAGGGCCCAGGCAATTCGACCCGCTGATGGATAGCCTGGCTCCCCAGGGCTAAATCCTTCACCCTTCTTGTCCACTTCATGGCGAGCAAGATAGGCGCCCATCTTCTTGACGCGAGCAATTGTCATCCTATTGCCGATAAGCATTCGCGCAGTTCGCTGGCCCGGACCAATGCCGCCGCGACCATACTGCTTGCGCCAGACAAGCCCGCGAGCGGCCTCAACCTTGACGCTATTGGGGACAGTCAGGTTAACTGACTTAAGCAAACCCTTTTCAGTCTCCTCTTCGTCATCGGGAACCTGGGCCGGAGTCATTGTCTTCACGCCAAGTTTTCGATACTCGGCAAGAACTGCCTCGTCGTTCTCAATCGCAAAAGCAATGTCGTTATTTGCCATCAACTCTTTCATTACGCGCTTCTTAAACACGGGCTGCGACTCGTCTGTGTCGTTCATAATGAGTCGCTCGTATGGAACATCAAACTTGCTCAGCATTGCCTCTGTCTCACCGCGCTTACTCTCGCTTCGTGCGGTAAGAATGTAGATTGCAAACTCATCCGCCTGGTCAAGCAAGAAATCAACAGTGTTTTCGATTGGACCGCTTGGCGTTGTTAGCGTCCCATCAATGTCGCACGTGATTACAGGCTTACCAGCGGCCTTCTGGTCTGCTGGCTGTTGGTTCGTGGATTTTCTGGGCGCATCGTCTCTGGGTCCGTTGCGTCCTCTGGGGACGGCTCTTCTTCGCCGCCGCCATCTTCATCTGGCCCGTCTTCGTCTGGACCCTCGCCCTCGGGCTCTTCGTCTGGCTTCTCGCCAAGCAATGTTTGCTCAAGATATTCAATATAAAGGGACATTGGCATGTAGCCCTTTGGCGACATTACCCAAATCTCGTCACCGTACTCGCCGATGCCGTCCTGACCGCGCTCCTTAAGCGCGTCATTGATCCGGAGCCACGGAAGGCCGCCAAGTGCAGCCTTGTAGTACTCGGCGATAACGGCCTGGCTTGCTCGGCCAACATCGGTGTAGGCAAATCGAAGGGTCTCATCAAAGCGCCAAATGATTTCTCGGGTCAGGTACTCAGCAATAAGGTCGAGCAATGGTGCAATGCCGTTGTCGGCGGTAAATGCTGCGCCAACCTCTGCGCTTGATCGGTTTACGTCAAACGAGATGCCGATGTCTTGTGGCTGAACGCCAAACACCGCACAAATCTTCCGCGCCAGATAAATCTGCCACTCCATAAACTGCATGTCGCGGTTTGACGCGCCAAGCGGTGTCCACTTAACGCCCTTGCCGCCGCCAACAATTGCAACCATGCTCTTGCCGCCGATTTCTGCTTCCCAATATGCTTTGAACTGGTCAACCTGGTCGGGGCGAATGCCTTCACCGAGGTCAATGATCCCCGGAGGCGCTGCCTGCATGACGGACTTTGAGTTATAGGCAGCCGCAGCAAGGTCAGCCTCAATGGTTTCAGCAAGAACCTCTAGTGGCGAGAGGCCAAGTGGGGAATACGTTACCGGGTTGTGAATCAAGACAACCATTTCATCATTGCGGTACTCGGCAACAATCTTGCCAGTCGCATCCAGTTCGAAATAGCGAGGGTCATTCTTCTTTGTGCCGTCCCAGTCCTGGTCGAACGCAATAAAGCCTGCGTCTTTTGGCCACAGGTTGGCAATCTTCTTGGAGCCGGTTGACCCCGCGCGCGAGCCGCGCGTCAACTCGACTTCAATGCACCCCTGATCGAGGACGAGCAGGTCTTCAACTACCGGCTCAATAAACGAACGGAATGAATCACCGCGTGAGTTTGGGTGGCGGAACATGTACCGCAACTCGTCAACAATCTTCTGGTTTGGCGTTGAGTTACCGTCAAGATCCACAATGTCCCAACGGGCACGGCTTACCTGCTGGCGGCGAAGGTTAATCGCCGCGCGAAGCCATGGGTTGTTTCTGGACCAGCGTCGCAACTGTGCAACGCTGCGCTTCATTACGCCGCCCTGCCCGACTGCGGCACGGGCGTAGGGGCTGTTCTCCCAGTCCGGGATTATTCCGATTTCGGATTTGGGCGCAGTAACCACCTGCTCGGTTCGACCAAGTAGTCGATCCAGAAGGCTGGGGCGTTCGTCTGCCATCTATCTAGTTCCCCTTCGGTGTCGCCGTAAAGCGTCTTGCCAGACACCATTCAGCATGTCCTGATTAATCAAATCTCTTGTTTCGGCAAGCGTTCGCATAACGACTGGTTTGCCATCTTCGTATGTTACCGCACGCATGCAAGGGTACCTTGTCCACCACTGTGGCACAACAAAGTTTCCGTCTGTGAACTTTACCTCAACCGTCCCCTGAATATCGTAGCCCATGGCTACTCCTCTTCTGTCGACCCCTCGATTGATTCGCTCTCCTCGTCGGCAATCTCCTGGTCGATCATTGCGCTGACTTCAAGGCTGTACTTCTTCCGCTGGGGAACGCTCATTTTTGCCTTGTGCAGGTCAATATAGCAGGCGTCGCAGACTAAATAGCGCCGTTGCCCTTTTGCCCGGGGCACCATGGGCTCTGGGACGATGTTCTTTTCCAGGTGATGCTTGCCGGTCAAAATCGTGCAATTTGCACACTTGGGGTGGGCGGAGCGGTTCGCCATGTACTCCTTGAAGATGGGGGCAGCCTGTTTCTGGAGTCGCTTAATGGCCAGCGTAATCTCACGCAGTTCGTTTTCCGTATGGTTA